GGTTAACGATTGGGAGTTTTATTTTTCAGAGGAGAAGGCAGTCAGGGCTTTCTCCTTTATTTCTGCCCTACGTCACACCAAAGGCGAATTTGCCGGGCAACGATTTAATATTCAGCCTTTCCAGGAATTTTTTATAAAAGTATTGTTTGGATGGCAAAAGAAATCAGGAGGCAGACGATTCCGCAAAGCTTACCTTGAAATAGCCAGGAAGAACGGCAAGACAGAACTTGCAGCTGCAATTGCTGTTTATTGCTTTCTCCTAGACAATGAAACTGGAGCGGAAATTTATACAGCTGCTACAACGAGAGACCAGGCAAGAATAGCTTTTGAAACGGCAAAGGTATTTTTAAAGAATTTAAAAAAAGATTCAAAAACATTTGACAAGTTGGTCAATGTTTTAAAATACAATTGCAATGTACCTACAACAAATACAAAGTTTGAATCAGTTTCTGCGGATGCTGATACGCTAGATGGCCTAAACCCACATTGTGCAATTATTGACGAATACCACGCACATAAGACAAGCGATGTTTTAGAGGTAATGGAAACAGGTATGGGATCACGGACGCAGCCTTTACTTTTAATTACCACAACTGCAGGATTTAACAAAGAATCACCATGTTATCTTTATCGCAAGGTTATGATTGATATTTTGGAAAAAAGAAAAGTTGATGATTCTGTTTTTCCTCTTCTCTTCTGCCTGGATGAAGGCGATGACTGGCAGGATAAAAATAATTGGACAAAATCTAATCCTAACTTGGGGATTACTCCTTATATGGATTACATGGAAAACCAATACCAGAAGGCATTAAACGAAGGTGCAGCAAAGCAGATACAATTTATGACAAAGAATCTAAATGTATGGACATCTACATCTTCTGTTTGGATTTCGCAAAGTTACATCAGTGATACTAGGCTATTTATTGATGATGAAATATTGCAAAATAAAAAATGCTATGGTGGATTGGACTTAGCTTCAACGCGTGACATTTGTTCACTGGTTCTTTGTTTTCCGGTGCAAGATGGATTAACAAAGCCGCACATTAAAAGTTATTATTTTTGTCCTGAGGATAATGTGAGAGAAAGGTCACTTACTGATGGAGTACCCTACTTGCAATGGCAACAAGATGGCCATCTAATAATGACAGATGGCAATGTAACAGATTATGATTATATACAAAAGTTGATTATTGATATTACGGCAAAGTATAAAATAGAATGTATTGCATTTGATAGATGGAATGCCAGTCAACTTGTTATACAGTTAACAAATGATGGAGCAAACATGAGACCATTTGGGCAAGGCTTTATCTCCATGTCTGCGCCAACGAAAGAAATAGAAAAATTGTTTTTAAGTGGTGAAATAACACATGATGGAAATCCAGTAATGGAATGGATGATAAGTAATGTTATATTAAGGCTTGATCCTGCCGGAAATATAAAAATAGATAAAGCTAAAAGTACAGAGAAAGTAGATGGGCCTGTTGCTATGGTTATGGCATTTGCCCAGACAATGCAAGGCGATAAGCCTACAATATATGAGAGTAAAGAAAGAGAAAGAGGATTGTTAATGCTATAAAATGTACCTAATTAAAATATAAACCTTTTAATTATGGAATTATTAATGCACAAACATGAGTACGCTCAACAGGTGAGGCAATTAAATTGCACATCTGGTTATTTTCACAGATTTTATGAGTTGATTCCTGAATGCAAGACCCACCAGGAAGCATGGCAAAAACTGGAGGAAGAAAGAGAGGAGTTAGGGTTAAATGAGAAATATACAACTTATAGTAGCTTTCGTAAAGCCAAAAGCAATTACATGGAAATTAAGTTTGTATAACTTGTTACCTTAAGCGCATAATTTTATACTAATCTGGTTTATATTTGCCGCATGGGATTATTAAATACTATGCGGTCTTTTTTTTCTACTACTAGAAGTATAGAAAATCCAAGTACACCAATTAACGGTGATACATTAGGCGCATTATTTCAACGCTCTTCTGCGGCTGGTGTAGCGGTGGATGAATATTCTATTATAGGTCTTCCTGCCTTTTACCGTGCGACTCAAATACTTGGTGGAGTAATTGCCTCTCTGCCTTTTGATATTATTGAAACAGGTGCAGATGGAAGTTTAAGAGTAGCAAAAGAACATCCAAATTACAAGATAGTTGCTCGTGAGCCATCGCAATTTTACACAGCTCACACATTTTATAAAACATTAGTGCTGCATTATTTAAGCCATGGTGCTTTTTATGCAGCGATAAACAGAAATACGAATAGTGAGAGGATAACATCTTTACAGATTCTTGATCCTACGCAAACTGAATGTTATTATAATACAAGAGGTGAACTTTTATTTAAAAATAAGAAGACCTCAAAAAAATATAGCTCTGATAATGTCATTCACATTCCTAATTTATCCTGGAATGGTGTTGAAGCTTTTAAGATGGCTGATCTGCACAGAGACAATTACGGTTTAGCTTTAGCCAATAGAAATTATGGTGCTAACTTTTACAAGAATGGCGCACATTTAAATGGTGTTTTAAAACATCCTGGCAAGTTAACCAATGAAGCCTATGATAGATTAAAATCATCTTTTAACCGTGCTTTTGGTGGCAGCCAAAATGCTGGAGGTACTGCCATCCTGGAAGAAGGCATGGACTTTCAAAAAGTAGGATTAAATCCTACAGACGCAGCTTTCAACGAAACTAAGAAAGCTACCATTTCCGACATTGCAAGAATTACCGGTGTGCCAGGTGTTTTATTGGAGGACATGGATAAGGCTACATTTAGTAACATGGAGCAGTTGAGCCAAATGTTTGTAAATTATACAATTATGCCATTGTGTGAGATCATTGAATCAGAATTTAATAGAAAGATATTTTTTGAAGTAGAGAAGGATAGATTTAAAACAAGGTTTAATCTTGATGGATTATTAAGAGGTGATGTTACAGCGAGATCATCTTATTACACTACTATGCGCAATGTGCTAGCCATGTCACCTAATGAAATCAGAGTTAAAGAGAATTTGAATCCATACGAAGGAGGAGATAGTTATGAATTGCCATTAGCATCTAACATTAAAATAGAGCCAAATACCAATGCCGTACAGTAATTATCCGCAATCAGCAACTAATGCAGCCAAAAAGGCTTTAAAGCATAAAGAAGAAAATGGAAGCCAATGTGGAACTTCCGTAGGCTGGACAAGAGCTAGGCAGTTATCAAATAGAGAGGCATTGAGTGAGGATGAAGTTATTAGGACATATAGTTTTTTAAGCAGAGCAGCAGTTTATGACCAAGGTAAATATTTTGATGAGAATGATAATGAGATTTGCGGATCAATAATGTATGACGCTTGGGGCGGTTCAACCATGCTACCCTGGGCAGAAAGAGTTGCCAATGAAATAATGGATGAAAGAGCAAAAAATGATAACATGGAAAAAAGAAGTATAAATTACGAGTTTCGCGCAATGCCTGAATCTCGCACAATAGTAGGCACAGCAACGGTGTTTAATTCTGCCTATGATATGGGATGGTATGATGAGGAAATGACACAAGATGTATTTGCTAATTCAGATTTATCTGATGTTGTAGCTTTGTTTAATCATGACGCAAACATGGTTCTTGCCAGGACAAAATCAGGTACATTGAAACTAAATGTAACTGGCAATGCTTTAGAATATTCTTTTGAAGCTCCAAATACGACTTTAGGGAATGATCTTTTGGAGATGGTTAAACGTGGTGATGTTTATCAATCTTCATTTGCATTTACTGTAGATGCTGAAGACTGGCAGGAAAGAGAAGGCATGAAGCCTAAAAGAGTTATTCGAGGTATTAAAAAGGTTTATGATGTTTCTCCAGTCACTTATCCTGCTAATCCTGATACAATGGTGGCAAAGAGAAGTTATGAGGCAATGACTAGTAAAATAGATGACGAATTACAAAAAGTAATTGATATTGGTGTAAAATCAGAAATTAACATTAATAATGAATTACGCAGGAATGCCCTGCATTTACTTAAATTAAAAACTTTAACAAATGAACTCTAAACAGTTAAGAGAAAAGAGGGCTTCCGACTATGCAATAATGGAAGACCTACAAAAAAGAGCATCAGCAGAAGGTAGATTAATGTCAGCTGAGGAGTTGGCACAATGGGACCAAGCAGATTCATCTTTTAAAAATTATACAGACCAGATTTCAAGACTTGAAAGATGGAACGAAATTAACTCCGAGACAAAGGAAGTTAGTGTTTATGAGCAGGCCGTTGAAATTATGCCAAGTAATCAAAGGGACATTATAAAGTCTGATGAGTACAACACAGCATTTTTTAAAGCCATTGCAAAAAGGGAATTAAACACTAAGGAAAGATCAATGTTAAGAGAGGTGCGTGGAACGGCAACTATTTTAACTGCTGAAACAGGTCTTGCTGGTGGTTATGTTATTCCTTACCAATTCTCAAACGAATTGGAAAGAACGATGAAGTACTACGGTCCGATGCTACAAGTTAGCCGTATCATAACTACTCCGCAAGCAGGTACATTGTACTGGCCAAAGGTAAACGATACAGGCACAAGTGCAAACTGGCATACAGAAGGTGGAGCGGTAACTGTTCAAGACATGACATTTACGCGTGAAACATTTGCAGCTCACGTTTGTAACACATTGGTAAGAGTATCTGTAGAATGGGCAAATGATGAATTTGGCTTGTTAAACAGCGAATTACCAATAATGTTGGGTGAAAGACTTGGTAGAGCGTTAAATACTGCATTTACTACCGGTGATGGTTCAGGTAAACCAACAGGCTTTACTTATAACGATGCAGCACCATCTGGCGTTGAATCTGCGGCAACTGGATCATTTACTGCAGGTAATTTAATTGATTTAGTGCATTCAGTTGACATTGCTTATCGCAACTCACCATCTGCTGCATTTATGATGCATGATCAGATTTTAAGTGCAGTTAGGAAGTTAAATGTTGATAATGATTATAACGGTTTATTCCAGCCATCATTGAGAGAAGGTACACCTGATAGATTATTAGGATATAATTTCTTTGTAAATAATGATCTTGCTTCTGCACAAGCAGCTGATGCTAAGATTGTTTATTTTGGTGATTGGTCAAAATATATTATACGTCAAGTTGCGACACAAACTCTTGTGCCATTGCGTGAACGTTACATGGATGAAATGGAAATTGGTTTCTTGATGTATGCTCGTTACGATGGCAAGTTATTAAATAGTGCAGCAATTAAGCACTTGAAGAATCTGTAAATAATCATTGGGAGGTCTAGCTAGGAGGAGTTGCAAAATACTCCTCCTTTTTAAAAAATTAATATCATGCCTTGGAAAGTATCTGTATTGCCAGCCGTTGAGCCTTGGACTTTATCTGAGGTAAAAAGTTTTTTAAAAGTGGATACATCCGATGAAGATGATTTAATTACATCTTTAATTACTGGCTCTCGTCAAGCGGCAGAAAGCTATTTAAACATGGCTTTAATCTCACAAACGATACAAGAAAGGTTAGATGTATTAAATAAACCAATACTTTATTTATCGGTAAATCCAGTCTTATCTTTTTCTAATTTTAAGTATCAAGATAGTAGCAATACTCAAGTTACATGGGATAATTCAAATTATAAAGTAGATACTTGCTCAAGACCATGCAGGTTAGCTTTGCAATTTGGTAAATCATGGCCCACATTGTATGGCAATATAAATGATGTGTTGCTTACTTATGTTGCAGGATTTAGCGCACAGCCATCTGGTGTGCCAATGCAAATTAGGCAGGCAATATTAATGATGGTTGCTAATGCCTACGATAACAGAGAAGACTACGTTAAAAAAATGCCTACTGCTTCTCAATATCTTTTAGACCAATATCGTGTACAATATTTTTAAATGAAGTACAACAAAAATGAGATAATTGGTAGAATGCGTGACAGAATTACTATTCAAAATGTCACGCGAACAAAATCAGACACAGGCTATGCCTCTGAGTCCTGGGCAGATACTGCTTCAGTCTGGGCAAATGCTGAAAGCAAGTTACCAGGTTCTAATGAAATAATTATAGATGGTAAATATACAGCTAAAAATTTAAGCGATTTTACAATAAGATATACCACTAATTTAAGTGAGCAAAGCCGTATTATATGGAATGATAAATTATATCAGGTAAGAAATATAAAAGTTAGTCACGATAGAAGATTTATAAGTTTTCAAGGAGAATTCTACGATTCGTATATAATTACAGGTGTATCTGTTGCTGCCATCCTTTCAGCCAATGCCAATGTATCATCTAATATTAAAGTGATACATAATGTGCTTGCGGCTATGAATGCTATAGCAACGACAAATGCTGAAGTAAATGTAAGCCAACAAGGTCAAGTATTACTTGACGCTTCCATCTCCGCATCTAGCAATCTTTCTGCTGATGCTATAAAAGTGATACCAATTAATAGCAATGTTACGGCAAACGGCACATTAGCTGCTGCTGTGACAAAAGTTATAAATATAGATAGCTCACTAAATGCAAATGCTACTTTAGTTGGCGATGCTTTGGTGAGCAAAGCTTTATTAAGTACATTAAATGCAAATGCTACAACATCGGCTGCGCTTGATGTTGTCACACAAGGTTTAGTCAGCGTGGATGCTGCATTGACTGGATTAGGCACAGTTACAGCTAATGTTTTACGCACAGTCACATTACAAAGTAGTTCAACTACAAGTGCAACGACACAGTTAAATGCATCATTAACCAAAGTCATTGAGGCAAGTGTTACGGCTACGGCAAATACTGAAAGTTCCGCACAATTGACTATTGCCGTTAACGCTGAAACTAATGCTACGGCTACAACATCAGCAAATGCTACATTGTCATACACGGTTAATGCTCAAACAACGGCAACGGCACAAACAACAGTTGACGCGAAGATAACAAGAACAATTGAGGCATCAGCAACAGCAACGGCAACGACAATAGTTGAAGCTGGTATCGGTGTGACGTTTGTTGCCTCAACGGTGGCAAGTGGCTCTGTTACAAATGCAAATATTTTAAGAACGGCAACTTTAGAAAGTTCTTTAACTGCCAATGGTACAACGGTTGCGGCAATTACAACTGCTAAAAATGTTGCGGCAAGTATAAGCGGAGCGGCAACGGTGACAAGTGCTACATTAACTGCGGCTGCGCCTACTGTAACAATTGATTACCTTGTTGTTGCTGGTGGTGGTGCTGGCGGTGGTGCTTATTATGCGGGTGGTGGTGGTGCTGGTGGTTTATTAACCGCTACAAATATTGTAATAAATAAATCAATTACATATACTATT